CGGGACGATTGGCGGGCCTTCTCCGACAATTGCGATCCGGAGGGCCTGACCGACTTCTACGGCATCCAGGCGCTGGTCGCGCGCACGGTGTTCGAGAGCGGCGAGGCGCTGATCCAGCTCCTGCCGCAACCGAGTGCGCGCAACCTGCGGGTGCCGCTGCAGCTCCAGGTGCTCGAGCCCGACTATCTCGACTGGGGGAAGACCGGCGAGACGGCGGCCGGCGGCGTGATCATCCAGGGTGTCGAGTTCGACCGGAGCGGCCAGCGCGTCGCCTACTGGCTGTTCGACCAGCATCCGGGCGAGACGGCGCCGATGATCCGGCGGAAATATGCGAGCGTCCGGGTGCCGGCGTCGCGCATCCTGCCGGTGTTCGACCGGCTGCGCCCCGGCCAGATCCACGGCGTGCCGTGGCTGGCGCCGGCGGTGATGAAGCTCCGCGACATCGCCGACTATGACGAGGCCGAGCTGGTCCGGAAGAAGATCGAGGCATGCTTCGCCGCGTTCGTGAAGCGGAGCGGCACCGCCACCTCGCCCCTGGCGAAGGACAGCACGACGGATGCGTCCGGCCGCCGGATCGAGCGGCTCTCGCCGGGCATGGTGCAGTATCTCGCGCTCGACGAGGACGTGACGTTCGCCGCCCCGGAGGCGAGCGAAGGCTACGCCGAGTACATGAAGGTCCAGCTCCACGCGGTCGCGGCCGGAATCGGCTGCACCTACGAGCAGCTGACCGGCGACCTGGAGAAGGTCAACTACTCGTCGATCCGCGAGGGCAAGGTCGAGTACTGGCAGCTGCTGGACGTCTGGCAGTGGCACATGATGATCCCGCAGGCGTGCCGGCCGGTGTGGTCCGCCTTCCAGGTGGCCCGCGCCGCCGCCGGACGGGTGTCGGAGGGCGGCCTCGGCGCCGCGACCTGGGCGCCGCCGAAGCGCGCCTGGGTCGATCCGGCGAAGGACGTGAAGGCGCAGGTCGCCGCGATCCGCGGCGGTCTGCTGACGCTGCGCGATGCGATTGCTGCGCGGGGCGAGGACCCGGACGAGCAGCTCGACGAGATCGAGGCGACGCTGAAGGAGCTCGACGCCAAGGGTATCGTGCTGGACAGCGACGCGCGCAAGACGAGCGGCGCAGGCGTGACGCAAGCCAGGCCGGCGGGATCCGATCCGCTCGGCGGCGATGAGGAAGAGGAGGACGAGGATGCCTGAGGAAGAGAGGCTGGAGCGCCGCCTCGATCTGCCGATGCAGACGCGTGCGGCCTCGGTCGCGCCGGCGAGCCTCAACGAGGCGCGCCGCACCGTCGAGCTGGTGTGGTCGACGGGGGCCCGGGTGCGTCGCTACAGCTGGATGCGGGACGAGACGTTCGAGGAGGAGCTCTCGCTCGAGCCCGAGCACGTCGATCTGTCGCGCCTCGAGAGCGGCGCGCCGCTGCTCGACGCGCACTGGCAGTACAGCCTCGATGGCGTGATCGGCGTCGTCGAGCAGGCATGGATCGACGGCGGCGAAGCGCGCGCGATCGTGCGGTTCGCCGAGGGCGAGGAGATCGAACCGATCTGGCGCAAGGTGCGCGACGGCATCCTCCGCAACGTGTCGGTCGGCTACAGCGTCCGAAAATTCGAGATCACGCGCGAGGAAGGGAAGCTCCCCGTCTATCGCGCGGTCGACTGGCAGCCGATGGAAATCTCCCTCGTGCCGATCGGCGCCGATGCGGGCGCAGGGACCCGCGGCGCATCGAGGGAAAGCTATCCCTGCACCCTTATCGACCACCGGGGCCACGACGCCCGCAACCAGGAAACAGACATGCCTGAAGAAATTGTCGAGCCTGCGGGCGGGCAGCCCGCCGAGCAGATCCGTAACCAGCCGCCGGCCAGTCAGCGGGGGGGCAGCCAGCCGCCCGCCGCGCCGGCGACGATCGACGAGAACGCCGTCCGCGAAGCCGCTGTCCGCGAGGAGCGGGCGCGGGCGACGGAGATCCGCCGGATCGGCCGCTCGCTCGAGCTGCCGGACGATGCGGTCGAAGCCATGGTCACCGAGGGGCTGAGCGTCGACGCCGCTCGCGCCCGTGCGATCGACCTGCACGCCGAGCGCGCCTCGGCGGAGCGGGTGCGCCCGCATGTGACCGTCCCGTTCGGCGGGCAGGAGGAAACCGAGACCCGTCGCCGCCTGATGGCGAACGCGATCCTGCATCGTTACCAGCCTGCGGGGCACCAGCTCGAGGACGGCGCGCGGCAGTATCGCGGCATGTCGCTCCTCGACATGGCGCGGGATTGCCTGGAGATCGCCGGCGTGCGGACCCGTGGTCTGTCGCGCCTGGAGCTCGCGACCGCGGCCCTGAACATGCAGCGGGTCGGCGGCATGCACTCGACCTCCGACTTCCCGCTGATCCTGGCGAACGTCGCCAACCAGACGTTGCGTCAGGCGTACGAGGCGGCGCCGCGCACCTTCACGCCGTTCACGCGCCAGACGACGGCCGCCGACTTCAAACCGGTGAGCCGGGTCCAGCTCGGGGAGGCGCCGAAGCTGCTCAAGGTCAACGAGAGCGGCGAGTTCACGCGCGGGACGGTCGGGGAAGGTCGGGAGCAGTACCAGCTGCTGACCTATGGCCGTATCGTGGCGATCACCCGGCAGGTGCTGATAAACGACGATCTCGACGCCTTCACCCGGCTGCCGACGATGTTCGGCCGTCAGGCAGCCAACCTGGAGAGCGACACGGTCTGGTCGGTGATCACCGACAACGCGGCCATGTCGGATGGCACCGCCCTCTTCCACGCCAACCACGGCAACCTCACGGGAACCGGCACGGCAATCAGCGTCACCAGTCTCGGGGTGGCGCGGGCGATGATGCGAAAGCAGACGGCGCTCGACTCCGACGGCACGACCTACCTCAACATCGAGCCGCGTTACCTGATCGTGTCGCCGGACAACGAGACGCTGGCTCTCCAGTTCACGAGCCAGGCCTACCAGCCGGCAGTGGCGACCAACACCAACCCCTACGCCAGCCTGCTGCAGCCGATCGCGGAGCCGCGCCTTTCCGGCAACGCCTGGTACCTGGCGGCGACGCCCGACCAGATCGACACGATCGAGTACGCCGATCTCGAGGGGCAGGAGGGTGTGTACCTCGAGGAGCGGATGGGCTTCGACGTCGACGGCATGGAGCTGAAGGCGCGCCTGGACTTCGCCGCCAAGGCGATCGACTGGCGCGGTCTCTACAAGAACAACGGCGCGAGCTAACACCGCGCCCGATAGAGCGGCAACAGGCGGGGGCGGCCTCCGGATCTCGGTCCGGGCGCCGCCCCTCGCCGTTTCAGCGAAGAGGACGAAGCGAACATGGCGACGAACTACAAGCAGCCGGGGAACACGGTCACCCTGACGGCTCCCTACAACGTGTCGAGCGGCGGCGGCGTGCTGGTCGGCTCTATCTTCGGCGTGGCGCAGACGACCGCGGCCAGCGGCGCCCCGGTCGAGGCGATGGTCACCGGCGTGCACACGCTGCCGAAGACCTCGGCGCTCGCGATCTCGGTGGGCGACCTGCTCTATTGGGACGACACCGACAAGGTCGTGAACAAGACCGAAGCGGACCAGCCGCTGGTCGGCGTCGCCGTCTCGGCGGCCGCCAACCCCTCCTCGGCGGTCGACGTGCGCCTGAACGGTGCCTTCGTCGCCGTGGTGGAGAGCGGCGGCGGATGACCTGGTCGACGGCCGCCGCGCGCGCCGTGAATGCGGGCTTCCGCACCTTCGGCCGCTCGGCGACCTACACCCCGGCCGGTGGCGACCCGATCGCCGTGACGGTGATCGTGAAGACGCCGGAGGGAGACCTTTCGGGCATCGGGCTCGGCGCGCGGCGGATCGGCCGCGTCGCCGACGTCCGGTCCTCGGAAGTCGCGAGCCCGGCCGAAGGCGACACCCTCACGATCGGCGAGGAGAGCTTCATCGTCCGCGGTGCTGCGCCCGATGCCGAGCGGCTGGCGTGGTCCCTCGACCTGGACCCCGCCTGAGATGGCGACGATCCGCGAGCAGTGCCTCGCCGCCTTCGTGACAGCGCTCGGGACGATGACCGGCGTTGCCGTCGAGCGGAACCGGACACCGCTCGTCACCCGGTTCCCTTCGGCGATCGTGCTCGACGGCGGCCAGTCGCCGAACACGGCGTCGACGCAGGTGACCTTCTACACGCTGCGCGCCTCGGTCGAGGGCTGGGTCGCGGCGTCGACCGACGGCGGGCTCGGCCCGGCCATCTCCGAGCTCTACGGCAAGATCGTCGCCGCTGCCCTTGCCGACCCGACGCTCGGCGGCGTCGCGATCGACGTGCGCGAGGGCGCCATGTCCGATCCCGAGATCGACCGCGAGGAGGGAATCGGCCCGACCGCGGCGTTCGCGCTCGACTTCGAGATCGATTTCCTGACCGCCGAAGGCGACGCCTCGGCCCTGCCCTGATGGAGACGACGATGAGCGACCCGCATCGCAAGCCGGTGGAGCCGCCGCGCGCGGCGGTGACGACCGTCACCCCGGCGCCCCAAGCGCCCGCCCCGCGCCCCGCTTCCGCCAGACCGGCCGGCGGCGAGAAGGCGGCGGCGAAACCGACTGAGAAGGAGTAGACGACGATGGCGCAGCGCACACGCAACGCGGTGCTCCTGGCGAAGACAGAGGTGACGCCGGGTACGGATCCCACGCCTACGCATGGGTCGGACGCCGTCCTGGTCGAGAACCCGCGCTGGACGCCGACCGCGAACCTGGTGCAGACGAACGAAGTCACCGGCTCGCTCGACCAGCTCGGCTCGATCGTCGGCGGCATGCGGGTAACGGTCGAGTTCGACGTGCTGATGCGCGGCTCCGGCTCGGCCGGCACGGCGCCGGAGTGGGGCGTGCTGATGAAGGCCTGCGGCTGGGCGGAGACGGTGACCGCCACGGCGGTGCCGTCGGCGGCCGAGGCGCTCGGCTCGGGCGCGAGCCAGACCGAGGCAACTCTCGGCAGCTCGGCGAGCAGCACGGCGAACGCATACAGAGGTATGCCGATCGTGTTCTCGGAAGACGTCACCGGCACGTCGTTCATCGCCGCCTACAGCACGGGAAAGGTCGCGACCCTGACCGACGACATGGGGGCGACCCTGGACGCGGACGTCGACTACCAGATCCCGGCGAACGTGGTTTACGGGCCGGCCTCGACCTCGATCCCGTCGCTGACGATGTACCTGTTCCAGGACGGGCTCCGGGCGCGGTTCGTCGGCTGCCGCGGCACGGTCTCGCTGCGCGCCGAGACCGGCGGCATCGGCCGGTTCACCTTCCGGTTCGAGGGGCTGTTCCTCGACCTCACC